ATGCAGTTAAGAACCTTTTCTACTGATGGAACTAGTTTTCAAGGTGAATTAAAAGGCAAAACAGCAGCACAAGGGAAAATAGGAGGAGGAGTTTTAGATATGTTACTAAAGAAAAATGGTTTAGAAGGACTTCCTTCTCAAAAAACCGCAGTTGCTGATGCTATTACTCTATCTGAATCATTTATAAATAATTTTATAGATATAGCTTCAAAATACGGAGGATTTAAAATTACAGCAGAAGAGCTAAAAGAAAAATCAACTGATTGGATTTCTTCTAAATATCAAGCTCTTACTGTTATAAAAGTTTTAGAACAAGGTGATAAAGAAAAAGTAGTAAACGCATTAACCGATATAGTAAATTATGCAGGTTCAAAAAGTTCTATTTCTTCTGTTTACATCAAAGTAAGTTAGTTATGGCACAAGACATAAAAAAAATAATCGCACAAGAATACATCAAGTGCGCTAAAGATCCGGCGTACTTCATGAAGAAGTACTGCTATATTCAACACCCTACTAGAGGTAGAATATTATTTAACCTATACCCTTTTCAATCTAAAGTACTACATTTATTTAGAGATAATCAATACATAATTACTCTTAAGTCTAGACAGTTGGGTATATCAACTCTAGCAGCTGCTTATAGTTTATGGTTGATGTTATTTTATAAAGATAAAAACGTACTTGCTTTAGCAACTACTCAAGCTACTGCTCGTAACTTGGTATCTAAGACGATGTTTATGTACGACCAGTTACCTAAATGGTTAAAGCTACCTGCTAAAGAAAAGAATAAATTATCACTAAGGTTAACAAATGGATCTAAAATTACAGCAAAATCATCTAATGCAGATGCTGCTAGATCTGAAGCTGTATCCCTGTTGCTTATAGATGAGGCTGCCTTTATAGATAATATTGAAGAGACCTTTACTGCTGCACAGCAGACACTTGCAACCGGTGGTCAATGTATGGCTTTATCAACTCCTAACGGTATTGGTAACTGGTTTCATCAGACATGGGAAAAAGCAGAAGCAGGAGAAAATTCATTTCTACCTGTAAGATTACCTTGGACAGTACATCCGGAAAGAAATCAATCTTGGAGAGATCAACAAGACTCAGACCTAGGTCCTCGTATGGCAGGACAGGAATGTGATTGTGATTTCCTAGCCTCAGGTGATACAGTCTTTGAACCGGACGATATGTTATTTTACGAACAAACATACTTAAAAGACCCGCTTGAAAAAAGAGGTGTAGATAGTAACTTATGGATATGGGAAGGAGTGGATTATACTAAATCTTATATGGTTGTAGCAGACGTTGCTAGAGGAGATTCTGCCGATTATTCTGCTTTTCATATATTTGATATAGAATCTTGCACACAAGTTGGTGAGTATAAAGGTAAAATATCTCCTAAAGACTTTGGTAATGTACTAGTAGGGATAGCATCTGAATTTAATGAAGCACTACTTGTAGTGGAAAATGCAAATATAGGCTGGGCTACTATTGAGCAGATACTAGAACGTCAATACAGCAATTTATATTACAGTTCTACTTCTCAAATGGAAACTGTAGAATCTTATATGTCTAAGTACGAAAGAGATAAACTAGTTCCTGGATTTACTATGTCAGTTAGAACTAGACCTTTAGTTATCGCTAAAATGATTGAGTATATTAGAGAAAGAGGAGTTACTATTCAATCTAAGAGATTATTAGGTGAAATGAGAGTCTTTGTATGGAAAAATGGTAAACCACAAGCTCAAACTAACTATAATGATGATTTACTAATGGCAGCAGCAACCGCTCTGTATGTACGTGACACTGCTCTAAGATTAAGACAACAAGGCATGGATTTAGCTAGAGCACAGTTATCCTCTTTCCAGAATTTAAATGCTAAGAATAAAGTTATAATGAAATCAGTTGGAAGTCAGCAAAATAATCCTTACCTTATAGATAATGGCTATGGCCAAGAAGATATATCTTGGTTATTATAATGTAGCTATTTATAATATATACTGAATCTAAATATTCAATGAATGGCCGATAAATCACTATTTGGAAGACTGCAAAGACTCTTCTCTTCGGATGTAATAATAAGAAATGTTGGCGGTACCGAACTTAAGGTAGCCGATATTAACCGTATTCAAACTACTGGTAATTTTGAAACTAACGCACTAGTAGATAGATTTACTAGATTACACGTCTATAATAAGCAGAATATATTTAACCCCAATCTTAATTACCAAACATTAAGAATACAGCTATACTCAGATTATGAAGCAATGGATACAGATCCTATTATTGCTTCTGCTTTAGATATATTAGCTGATGAAGCCACTCTTAAAAACGATATGGGAGAAGTACTATCAATTAAATCCTCAGACGAGAACTTACAGAGAGTACTTTACAATTTATTTTATGATGTTCTAAATATTGAATTTAACCTCTGGTCATGGGTTAGAGGAATGTTAAAATATGGGGATTATTTCTTAAAATTAGAAATAGCAGAGAAGTTCGGTGTTTATAACGTACTCCCATACACAGTATATAATATGAACAGACACGAAGGTACCAACCCTGAAAAGCCTTCTGAAGTTTTATTTAGTATAAATCCCGACGGTATAGCATCTTCTCAAGATCCTAATTATATCCCAAGAAGAGATAGTAAGGTTATAACTTTAGATAATTATGAAGTAGCTCATTTTAGATTAATATCAGACCATGCTTACCTACCATACGGTAGATCTTATATAGAACCAGCTAGAAAAATATTTAAACAGCTAACATTAATGGAAGATGCGATGTTAATTCACCGTATAATGAGAGCTCCTGAAAAGAGGACTTTCTTTGTTAATGTTGGTGCCATTCCTCCTGCAGAAGTTGATCAGTTTATGCAAAAGACTATCAACACAATGAAAAAAACTCCTTATGTTGATCCTAAGACTGGTCAATATAACTTGAAGTTTAACATGCAGAATATGATGGAGGACTTCTACATTCCTGTAAGAGGTGGAGATGCTTCTACTAGAATTGAAACTACTAAAGGCCTAGATTATGACGGTACTAATGATATACAATATCTACAGGCTAAAATGTTTGCAGCTCTTAAAATACCGAAAGCGTATTTCGGGTACGAAGGAGACTTACAAGGTAAAGCAACACTAGCAGCAGAAGATATCAGATTCGCTAGAACTGTTGAAAGAATACAAAAAATCTTAGAATCAGAGCTAACTAAAATTGCTTTGGTTCATTTATATACTCAAGGTTTCACCGGAGAGAGTTTAACTAACTTCGAAATAAAGTTAACTAATCCTTCTGTAGTATACGAACAGGAGAAAGTAGCTTTATTGAAAGAGAAGATAGATTTAGCTAATCAAATGAAAGATTCTAAACTATTCTCATCAGATTATATCTATGAAAATATATTTGATATGTCTGAAGATCAATATAATGAGATGAGAGATTTAGTTAGAGAAGACGGTAAGAGAGCATTTAGAATTGCTCAAATAGAAGCAGAAGGTAATGACCCAGCTAAATCAGGAAGATCATACGGTACTCCTCACGACTTAGCCTCAATGTATGGTAGAAGAGCTACCGCTACAGAAAAAGGCGGCGGCCCTGGATCGGTACCTTCAGGATATGATGAAGTAGGACCAGAAGGAGGAAGACCAAGAGAAAAAATGTCAGTGTACGGTACTAACGACGATCCTATGGGTGGAAGAGATAGATTAGGAGTCCACGGTATGCATGGAGGATTTCCATCAGACAATGAAAATATGATGGAAACTAACACCACTAAAGCTCAAACAATATATCATCAGATTAAAGATTCTTTTGTAGATGATAAGAAATTAATCTTCGAAGAAACAAAAGAAACACGTTCTAAATTATTAGATGAAACTCAATTACGAGATTTAGAGGACTAACCCATATTTATATATAGTAACCGTATATTATGAAGATAAAACACTCAAAGTTTAAAAATACCGGTTTAATTTTCGAACTGTTAGTTAAACAGATAGCTGCTGATACGCTTTCCAAAAATGAATCAGCTGCTGTAAGTATATTAAAGAAATACTTCGGCGGTAATACTGTACTAGCTAAAGAATTAAAACTATACGACTATATTGTTAAAAATAATAGCCTAAGTGAAGCTAAAGCAGAAACTGTTATCTCCACTATTACCGAGATTTCAAGAAAGTTTACTCAGAAAACTCTTAAAGAGCAAAAATATAAGTTAATAGCAGAATTAAAAGAAAACTACGACATAGAGGAGTTTTTTGC